TTGTCCAATTCTGCGAGCAGCTTTTCGAGGCTGCGCGCTACTACCGCGACACAGCCTTGGGAATGCAGGACCGTTGGGAGTCTTATCGAGAATGGTTCCTACATTCCGGCGTCTCCCAAGCCTCCGGGCAGCTCTCTACCACCTACGTCAACCTGATCTTCGAGAAGATCGAGAAGCTGACAGCGGATCTGACATCGGCACGCCCTGAGACCATGTTCTCGCCAAGAACGTCGCAGGACATTCCCATGACGGACCTTCTGAACTCTGCCTATCCGTACATCTGGCAGTCTCAGAACATGCAGTCTAAGTATTTCCGAACGATCAAATCGACTCTTACCTACGGAACCTGGTACTGGAAGATCCTTCACGATCCCCAGTACAAGAAGATGGGTGGCATCGAGAAGATCAAGGAAGTCCCGGCCTGGTACTTCTATCCAGCTCCCTATGCGATCGACATGGAAGATGTCCCCTGGGTCATCGAAATCTCCATCCGAACGGTCGGTGAGATCGAGGCAGATTACGGAGTACAGGTCGACCCTGACATCGGCATTGCGCAGTTCATGCGGCCGATCGAAGAGGCATTGAAGCAAACGCTCCCGATCCGTGAGGTCCAAACGGCCGGTGGACCACAGGGATCGGGGCAGGCAGGTGGCCAGGTCGTACCGGCAATCCCTGAGACCTATTTGTCAACGTACGGGCGGCCTGGCCTTGTTGTGCAAAAGGAATTGTGGATTCGTGACGGCACTACCGTCCCGGAATACTGGTTCGATAATGAGGAAGACATTCCGCAACTCAAGTTCTCCAAGACCTTGAAGTATCCGGGCGGACGGGTTATCTCCTGGGCCAACGGGCGGCTTCTCTACGATCGCGAGAACGTCTATCGGGATCAGAGATTCCCCTATGTGAAGTTCACCGATATCGCCATTCCTGAGTTCTGGTACGGGATGGGCGAAGTCGAGCCTTTAATCAATCTTCAACTTCTGCACGACGACACGCACGAGATCATCAAGCAGATTCACTTGTTTACCATGCTGGGCCGTTTGATCGTGGATACGTCTACAGGCTTGGAAGAGGACCGCATGGGCAACGAAGCGGGGGAGATATGGTTTGTCAATCCCGGAACAGCAGATCGAGTGAAGTGGCTTCCAGGGTCTGCGGTTCCACCGGAGCTCTACAACTACCTAGCACTCCTGGAGAAGTCCTCCGATCTGATCACTGGCTCCCACGATGTGACTCGTGGGATCAATCCTACTGGTGTAACTGCCGCTCGTGCCTTGGCTACACTGCACAATGCTGCTTCTGTTCGTATCCGTGCTCGTCTGAACGACGTTGAGACAGCCTTGAAGGATACGGCTTGTCTTGTCGCCTCGCGTATTCAGCAGTTCTGGCCGTCTACGATGAATTTGAAGGTGGCCGGTGCGGCCAATACGCAAGCCGTTGAGGCGACTACGAACGAGTTCAAGGATTTCTTCCTAACACCGGAAGATCGTGAAGCGACGTTTAACGTCGAAGTCTCGGCTATGGGCAATTCTGATCAAGTGCGTGAAGCGGAGTTCCAGAAGAATATGCTTCTTTTCACGACTGGACTTATGAGCCCGGAGACGTTTATTGAGTCGATGGGATTGATTAACGAGGAAAAGATTCTGGCCGAGCTGCCGGTTCTTCTCGCGATGAGAAACGTGCCACCTCCAGCGGGAGGAGTTCAGGCACCAACGCCTTCAAGTGCGATACCGCCGAGACAAGAAGGTTCCGCTACGGCGAAAAAGTAGGGGGTGGGGTGGTGAAGAAGTATTTGCAGGGTTTCGTCGCAGCGACGATGTTGTGTTTTCTGACCGCAGGTGGCTGGTCATCTCGGCAGGTCCTAACTGGTGAGTATAAGACCATCCAGCAAGTCGATGATGCGGATGTGATCTATTTCCCCCGGAAGTACAGTTCCACGCAGACAGTTCGGGAAGTTCACAACAAGGACTCTTCGACTGCTGTCACCTACGCCTCGATCGCCAGGAAATCTGGAACTGGCTTGGGCCAGTTTGTTTTCTTCTCGCGCTCTTACGTGGCGAACAAAGAGACCGTCTACGTCGGGGATATTTCTTATCAGTACTCCGGCGGAGCTTACGGTCTTGATTCGGTCACGGTCATTAACTTGAGTGGGTCCACCTTCCAGATCGAGGGAGCGAAGTGAAAAGACTACTCATCGCACTCCTTTCGATCGCTCTCTTGGCTACTCCTGTATTGGGAGAGTTTGAGGGTGGTGGAGGGGGTGGATCAACGATTCCAGGTATCTCTTCCAACGTAAATGGCGAGTATCCGCATGCGGGGACGCTGGTCATTTGGATTGATGACGGGTTTCGTTGGACGGTTGATGACGTAGACAAGGCTGGGCATTTCACAAGTCCCGAGAACGATAACTCGCTGATGGCGATCTTCCAGCGCATCAATTCGGATTCAGCATTGGCAGGCACTCCGTGGGAGATGGAGTTTGTCGTCGGCTGCAATATCTACGGATCAGACGCAGATTCTATTCCTGGGAATGGATTGCAGGGCTATCAAGGCCAAGTCGGCAATGCGGTGCCGGATACGAATCAGTCGATGTTCTATAACGAGGTCCTGGAACTTGACGGAAGTGGAATTGTGGAGATCGCGCTGCACGGTGCCAATGCCATGACTATGGACCCTTATTCCTTGGATGCGCCAGATAAGGTGGAAGGACCATTCGGAACGATTGGGCCACTTTTCGGGACTACGCAAGGCATGATTGTCGATGGCTACAAGGCATTGGTTGATACGATTGGTCTTCCGCACCTCTACTCCTACATGACCAATGGTCATCGCATTGACCAAGTGGGTGAGTATTACCTTTCGCAGTATTTCCGAAACTGTCGCACGGGGTGGATTCATAACACAGGTTCCACCGAGTATCCTGCGGCCAATGGCTCTGTTGGATCGACGCTGACGCAGCGCGGTAGCGTGCTCCAGTTCACGCGTGGCAACTACGATATTATGAATAATTGGTTTTGGGGATATGACCTGAACATGTTTCGGGCCTATCTTCCTTTTACTCACTCTAATCGAATGTACTTCCCGCATTTGAATCCACCAAACACTGGAGTTGCTGCCAACAACATCTTGGCGTGGAAGTTTATTATGTCTCAGTTGGCAGCATGTAAAGGTACGGCGATCATCACAATGCACGATCAGAACTTGAATCCTCCGGGAACTCCAGCCAATACAACTGTTGCGGTGACCACGGACAATCAGGGAACGGTGATCTCTCCTGCCAATGGCATGGAAGGGCTGGAGATTGTCTTTCGTGCTGCTGCGCACTATTGCAGGAATGGTCTTTTGAATCGTGATTCGGAGCCGAAGCTTCAGGTTATTGCCATGGACAAGGCAATGAACAAGAGGTCATCGGTGGCCCACTTGGGCGGAGTCATCAACTACATCGACAACTTCAAAATGAATCCGGACACCTGTTCATTTAGCCCTGCCGGTGATGCTGTTGCTGATATGCCGTGGGGTTATCCTGCGGCCTTTGCGTTTGACACAGGAGACGCCAAAAACCGGGACGTGTGGGCGGATTCGCTTTGGTCCTACATTCCACCGGATTCAGCGGACAATGCCGGGGATAACTTCTTTGGCTACTTCAATGCGACAGGGTGCCTTGTTTCTTATGTTTCGAACGTGCAGGACTTTCATGCGCTTCCGTTGGTCGTGAATGTGATTCCAGGTACGGTGGCGCACATTTCGTGTTTCGCCAATGCTTCGCACCTGCCCGATGCGGGAGGTGCTCTGGACTCTCTCTCGGCTGGCTTTATGGACATCAAGGTGATTCCGTTCTCGCACTATCATCCAGACATGTCTGACACAACTGATGCGTGGCTAAATGTCATTCGAGCTTCATCGGAATATGTACGAGTTTCGGAAGATTTGGACGGTCCAGCAGGAACGACCAATGCCTTTAACTGGGCTAGGGTGCAGGGTCGGTGGCACTCCAGAGATGAGAACGCCAACCTTCGAGGTGCTGGATACGTTGGTCCTTGGTATGAGACCACGACATCGAATACCGATGCCGATATGCGCTGGCGTCCGTTTTGGACCGAAGTAGATGTTCCCGAGGATGCCAACTTTCTCTACATCGAGTTCATCCCATCTCGGCAGACCGGAGCGAATACGTCTTCGCCGGGCTTTGCTTTAGCCACAGCCTGCACATTGCAGGTCGCAGGAATTGAAGTTCAAGGAATACCGAGGTAGCCATGGCCATCGAATCACAGCCTTCCAATCCGGGCGTTCAGTCCCCAGGCCAGCCGGGTATTCCTGGGCATCTGACTTCCATGCGTCAGCCGGGTGCGCAAGCAACCCGCAACATTATGCGGCTTTTAGGTCAGGGCTTTTTGGAGATGGGGAAGGAACTGATGAAAGAGAGGCCGGACCCTGCGGCCATGGCCAGAGCTTCGGCGATGATTAAACAAGCTGACCAGGCAAAGCGAGGGATGATTCAGTCTTCCCAGGCAAGTCAAGGTACGAACTTGAGTCCTTCGACGGGTCGGCCCCGTCCAGTCGATGGGACGATAGACCCGCTTACCAACTCACCTTCGGGTGGTGGTGCGGGAGTCAATCCTTATGGGGCGGAATTAGGACGATAGGAGCAACCCATGTCGGACTCCCAATTAACGGCACATCAGCCCGTTTACCCACAAGAACAAGCGGCAACGCCTTCGAGTGACAACGCGGCTTTATCTCAAGCTGCGATTCCCGAGATCCCGCAGGCAATCGAGATCGACGGAAAACCCTATACGCTTGAGCAGGTTCGTGAAGCGATCCACGGGAACATGAAGGCACGGGATTACACCCAAAAGACTCAGGCGTTGGCCCTTGAAAGGCAAACGCTTCAAGAGGAAAGGGAAAAACTCGAAGTCGAAAAGAGTCGAGTTCGGGATGAATTGGGTCGGTTTGCGTCGCGAGACGACGACGATCCGCTCTCTGCTATTGCAGAAGAGAATCCAGCCCTTGCCCGAGTGCTATCCCCGTTGGTCAAGGACACTCAGGAAATTAAACGGCACATGGACCAACAGGCGAAGGAACAGCAAACCTTGCGTGCTCGGGCTCAATTGCAGGCCGAATACGAAGGTGCGCTCTCCCAAGTCGAGGGCCAAGGTCGGCCACTTTTCAACCGAGATGAGATGCGGGCTTACATGCAGGAAAATGGGCTAGCTCCAAACCAGGTGAACGTCGCCTACGCTGCCTTATACGGGGGGAAGCTGGGCGAGAAGTATGGTGAGAGCCAAGCCATTCAAAGAGGGGCGACGGCGCCAGCGGTGATGGGTGCGGGGCAAACACGGGTCTCGACTCCTTTTACTGGTGCGCATGATCTCCCTGGAGCTCCTGATGTATCGCAGCTCTCGTGGGACCAAGTGAAAGACCTGGCCTTGCGCGACCCGGAGATCCAACGCGGTAGGTAGTCCAGTGTGCCAATAGGGATGGCACATGGCGTTGAACACTCTCTACAACGAGGCAACAGCCAGTACGGAACGCTGGTTTGCGCCGAAAGTTGTAGATCAGATTTTCACGTCGAATCCCGTGGCCATGATGCTAAAGCGCGATGCGAAGACCCTTTCTGGAGGGGAATCCATCGAGCTTCCGAGCATTTATGCCAAGGGAGACGGCGAGTGGTTCCGCGAGTGGGATACCTACTCGGCAGTGCAAATTGAGCAGATCGGTGCGGGAAGGCTCGACTGGAAGCTCTATACAGTTCCGGTCGTTCTCTCGCATCTCCAGCTGCTCAAGAACGGCGAGTCCGCAGAGCGTCGCTTTGACTTGGCCAAGCAGAAGAATCTGATTGCTGCCAAGACCGCGGCGGATGA